GTAAATCATGGCAGCGAAAGCAACTTATACTCCCGTTAAACTGACAGAGGCAGGGAACATTCGGGCGGCAGCTGGTAAGTTATGTTGGATTCAAGTATCTAACACTACAGGGAATGGCCTGAAATGCATATTGAATGATGCCACAACAGGAACAACTGGCGAGGTTATGCAGATAGGAGTTCCTGGTGATGACTCTAAATTCCTGCTCTTTAGTCCACCATGTCCATTTGCTACCGGCATTAGAGTCGGCACTGTCGAGGCTGGCCTGATTATAACCGGCGGCTTTGTCGATTAAGGAGTAAATTATGGCACTTTCAGATACAGCGTTAGTGACTTTAGTTGAAGCCAAATCACATTTAAGAATAGATGCCGCTGCCGAACTCCATGTCTCGGCCGAGTTTGTTGGTGTTGGCGATGGCACAGACGTGACCTTTGACCTTGACCACACACCGATAGATGGTAGCCTCCGTCTTTATGTCGATAATGTTCTCCAGGTAGAGACTACCGATTACTCTATCAGCACAGCTACAATAACATTCGTAACGGCTCCGGTCCTCAACAAGGGTATCACGGCCAACTATGATTATACAGCCGGTGATGATACCTTTGAGGCTTATGAAGATGACCTGCTGGAATCATTGATTGAGGCGGCTACCAAGAAGGCAGAGGAATATACGGGGAGAACCTTTATTCAGAGGTCAATCACAGAGTATCATCGCGGAGATGGATATAAGGCACTGAGGCTTTATTGGCAGCCAGTAGATTCAGTTACAAGCGTAGTCATAGAAATCTCCGAGGCAATAGGTACGGGTGATGGCTCAACAGTAGCGTTTATCCTGGGTGAAACTCCCACGGCCAGTAGCTTGAATCTATATGTGGATGCTGTGTCTCAAATTGTAACGACTGATTACACTATCAGCGGTGCTACAATAACATTCGTTTCGGTTCCATCAGACGGTGCAGACATAACAGCTAAATACACTCATACTATTAAGCCTATCAATGAGTATACCTGGAGGCTCCCTGTAGGCAGGTTGGAATCTACTGAGTGGCTTAGTGGCCGGACATATAAGATTGTCTATGTTGCCGGCTACGCTTCGACCAGGGCAGCGACACAGACCCTGGTGCCAAATGTGGTGAGCGCTGTTCTATTGATTTTATCGAACCTTTACGAGAATAGGACAGATGAGCTAAAGAGTGAGAATATTGCTGGAGTTGGTTCTATCAGCTATGGTTTGCCATCGAAGGCAGCTGATTTACCATCGAAGGCAGCTGATTTACTTAATCCTCTGAGGACTAATTTACTATGCTAAATAATCTCCTAAAGGATAGGGTTAGAATACAGGTAAAGACCAGCACATTAGGTGCTACTGGCATGACGGAGGTCTGGAAGCCAGTGGAGATTAGATTTGCTCGTGTAGTACCTCTCGATGCCCAGGCTAGGGCTGTTTATCAGCAAATGAAAAGCGAAGTGACTCACAAGGTTATACTGAGAGGCTCTGTAACGCTCAACCTGGGCGATTACCGCTTTATCTGGAAGGATAAGACCCTGGAGCCAGTTGAACCGCCACAGGAATTAAATAATACAACCGTGATTATGGTTAAAGAGGAATAGAATGGCTAAAGGAATGCGAACCTTAATCACAATGAATAAAGAGGTTCAGCGTAAATTAGATAATGTTGCCAAAGATAGGATGCACGAAGCCGTCAATGAACTGAGAAATAAAACTGTTGAGGTATTGTCGGGTAGTCGTTCAGGTAGAACCTATTATGTCCCAGGGACACATAAGGCTTATATAGCATCTTCACCAGGCCAACCTCCCGCCCAAGCTACAGGTCGATTAAGGCAATCAATCATGGGTCAAGTCCTCATTGTAATGGGTAGACAGGTGGGCAAGGTTGGTACGAATATGGACTACGGCCCGATGCTGGAATATGGCACTAAGAATATGGCAGCTCGACCCTGGCTCAGAGTAGCATCCGAGAATGCCACGGATAAAATCAGACAGATATTCAGCAGGATGTGGATTTAATGGCTATTGATATTCAGGAGAGCTTATTAACCAGTATCTATAACACTCTTACAGGAGACAGTTCTCTACAAACTGCCATGGGGGGTACTGTACGATTATATCCTGTATGGGCAGAGCCGGATGCTGAGTTCCCTTATCTTGTCCATCGGATAGATATGACAAAACTAGCCGATTGGTCACCCTGGGATAAGGATACCTATTACTTGGATATTTGGTCGGATTCCCCCAGGTATGAAGAAGCATTAGACATCCGTGTATTGATAATGGGATTACTTGACGGGCTGGATTCTTCAACCGCTGAGACAACAGAGTTTTGTTTATGGAGACAGACCGATATGTTTGTACCAGAGTCCGAACCAGGCATTTGGCATTATGCCTGCCAATTCAATCTCAAATGGGTCAATGATTCTCAGATAGGAGCAGAACTAAAACGCTAGGAGGTAAATTATGGCAGCTTCAGCAGCAGTATCAGCATTCGCAACAGCATTAAGATGGGATAACGCAGCCGTATTAGAAGTTACGAACATCTCTGGTCCCTCGGAATCAATGGACCCGATTGATGTCACGAGTCATGATTCTGATGATGGGTTTCGTGAATTTGTGGCAGGGCTACATGATGGCGGAGAAATCACAGTAGAGGGAATGTGCATTGTAGGGGATTCTACAGGACAGGTAGCAATGCATACTGACTTTCAGGCAACAACAGTTAAGGCATGGGAGATAAGATTTCCCTCTTATGCCAGTGCCCCCGTAATAACAGGGAATGGATATATAACAGCCTGGTCTTGGGACTTCCCGTTTGACGGCCCGATTACATTCTCTGCTACCATCAAAGTGACAGGTAAACCAACGTATACACCAGCATGAGGAGGTAAGTAATGGCAGCATCAGCAGCAGTATCAGCATTTAGTTCAATTTTAATCTGGAACTATCGTGAGGTGTTGGAGGTATTGAATATCTCTGGCCCCTCTCAGTCAAGGGATATGCTTGATATTACCAACCATGATTCCGATAGTGGATTCAGAGAGTTTGTCCCAGGCGTGATAGCGGGTGGTGAAGTAACCCTTGACGGCAATCTTATCGTAGGAGATACCGCTGGACAGGTGGCTTTTCATACCGATGTGCAGGGCGGGACAAAGCGGAATGCTTTTATAGTCATGCCGATGGCAGTCGGAGGCTCTTTATTCTTCGCAGCATACGCCAAGGGTTTTGAAGCCTCTTTCCCCTATGAGGATAAGATAGGGGTATCGGGTTCATTGGTAATCACCGGCAAGCCTCTTTTATTGACTACTCAAGCCACTGGCCTGACAACGCCTTTCCGTTCGGGCATTAAGGATGGAGGCGCAGATACCGGCAATGCGCTTACTATAATACCGGCTGGGGCAGCGACAACTTATGAATATACTTGTACAGTTGATGCGGACACAACCGGCGTTAAACTCACGATAACTTGTGCTGGCCAGACACCTTATATACAAGGCATAGCAAATACAACAGGTGTCCAGACTACAGCGGCGATTGCATTGGGAGCAGCAGGAACGGTCACAGTTATATTCATCCTCTGCTATACAACTGCCACACCACCCGGCACGTCACCGAGGGTTTACAGGCTATTAGTAACCAGACCAGCCTAAAGGGAATATAAAGGAGGAAAACATGAGTGATATTGATAAAGCAAATCCAGCAGTACCTATCATTTTAGACAAGCCGAGACACCTATTATTTGACTTGAACGGGATGATAGCGTTCAAAAACGAGACGGGGATAAACGTACTTGGTGGCGAAGCAGTGGAAGTTCTTACCAAGGAATGGAGCCCCGAGGTTATGAGGGCGTTTTTCTGGGCTTGCTTAATACACGAAGATGAGAATTTGACGTTGTTCGAAGCTGGCAAATTTATTCACATGGTCAACCTGGAGGAAATTGTTGATAAGCTCCAGTTGGCCTGGAGTGCTGCCGTACCAGATGTAGCCAAAGGTGATGCGCCCCCTTTACCACGGAGAGCCAGGAGACACCCCCAACGTGGCTAGAGCTTTGGTCTTTTGGTTGCTACAATCTCCATTTGTCTAAAAGGGAGTTCTGGCATCTGACCCTGGCGCAGCTTGACGCATTGATAAAGAGATATAACGATGCTCAGGAATGGCTTAATTTCAGGGCGGGACTTATCTGTGCCGTGATAGCCAATGCTCACCGAGACCCCAAGAAGGGCAAGGCTTTTACCCCAAAGGACTTTATGCCCAAGAAAGAAGTCAAGCAAAAACCTACTAAACTGACAGGGGAACAGATGTTGGAAAGGGCTAAAATGATAACCATTTCTTTTGACGGAGAGATAAAATAATGGCTGAGATAGCTAAACTATTTGTAACTGTCGATGCCGACATGAAGGGGATGCAGGGCAAGCTCCAGAAGCTCGGCCCTCAGTTAAAGAAGGTTGGCATGGCTGCTACTGCTATGGGTGGCACTATCATGGGAGCTATGGGATTAGCGATGAAAGGCGCTGCCGATTTCGGTGGTGCTATGCGAGAAGTCAACACTATGATGGGGCTGTCTGAGGAGGAATTCCTGGGATTTTCTAAGCAGGTGCAAACATTGGCTGCTGACCTTGGAGTAGATGCGGTGGAATCGGCGAAGGCTTTGTACCAAGCTATTTCTGCGGGCGTACCCAAGGAGAATGTCCTTGAATTTCTTGCGGTAGCAACAAAAGCAGCTATAGGCGGCGTAACTGATACAGAGACCGCCGTTGATGGACTAACTACCGTTATAAATGCTTTCGGGATGGATATTTCAGAAGCTCAGAAAGTAGCAGATATAATGTTCCAGACAGTCAAGGGAGGGAAGACCACCTTTGAAGAGCTATCCGCATCACTGTTTCAAGTAGCTCCGATAGCGGCAGCATCTGGGGTGAGTTTTGAAGAGGTATCAGCTGCACTAGCTACGATGACCAAGCAGGGTATACCAACCAGTGTAGCCACCACACAGCTTAGACAGGCTATGGTAGCCTTGCAGAAGCCGACTAAGGAAATGAATGAAGTTATTCAAGGATTAGGCTTCGAGTCTGGTCAGGCTATGGTTAAGGAGATAGGACTGGCTTCAACACTGAATAAACTAAAAGATTCTACCGCCGGAAGTAACGAGCAGTTGATGACGATGTTCGGTTCTGTGGAAGCAGGTAGTGCTATCCTTGCCCTTACTGGTAAAAATGCCGATATGTTTGCTGCCGACTTGGAAGCTATGGCGAACTCGGCTGGTGCCGCTACTGGCGCTTTTGAAGAAATGGAGAAAGGCACAGGTCGGCAAATGGCAAAGCTGAAAGCATCATTCCAGGACATTTCAATATCAATTGGGAGTGTTCTATTACCCGTATTGAGCAGCATCATCGAGAAGATAAAACCAGTAATTGAAATCGTTAGAAACTGGATGGCCGAGAACCCCGGCCTGACAAAGACCATCGTCCTTATAGTAGGGGCCATAGGCGCCTTGCTGTTAGTTCTCGGCCCACTGTTGATGATTCTACCGGGTATAATATCAATGCTCCCGATACTAGGAGCCGCCTTTGCAATCCTGACCGGCCCGGTTGGTTTAATAATTGCGGCCGTTATAGCCTTGATTGCCGTCGGCGTATTGCTCTGGAAGAATTGGGACAAGGTTGGAGCGGCTTTTAAGGCGATGTGGGAGGGCATAAAGACTGCCTTTCAAAATGTTGTCGGTGCGATTATTGGTGGAATAAACAAGCTCATAATGGCTCTTAATAAGGTTAGTTTCACAATGCCGTCCTGGTTAGGCGGCGGAACCTTTGGGATCAATATTAAGACTATCGCTATCCCCAAGTTTGGCGAGGGGGCCATTGTTACCAGGCCGACTATAGGTATGATAGGGGATAAAGGCCCAGAGGGTGTTTTCCCTCTGAATAAGACAGGCGGCATGGGAACCGTAATCAACATATATCCGCAGGCTTTACTCGGTACGGAGCAGCAGGTAATTAGCTGGATAAAAGAGGCTCTATTAACCGACAAGGGCAGTAATGTCACGCTTGGATTAACTTAGAAGGAGTTAAATCATGGCTGATGAATTAAGACATGCTGATGTAGTCGCTGGCGTAACTTCTGAGAATGACTTCGAAAGTACCACACTGCATATTTGCAATAATCAAGCTGCGGGTGATGTTATATATGCCCATGATGGTACAGTATTAAAACGTTTGGCTAAAGGTACTAATGGAGATTTTTTAGCATCTGGTACGCCTCCATCATGGGTTACTCACGCCGATTTAGATACAGGAGTGCATGGAGCTGGCGGTGATGTTTTAGCTACTGATGCGGATATCACTGCCGATATTGCAACTCATACGGCTATTTTAGGTGCCCATCAATATGGCCTTTTTCAGGTACTTCGAACTGGCGAATACTTCCATCCAGGTGTGGGGTACGTTTCAACAACCACTCTCACGGCCAATCGTATGTATTCTATACTATTTCCTGTCCCGAGAGACCTGACAGTAGATAGAATGGCTATAGAAGTTACTGCTGAAATAGCGGCCGCAGGCTGTTTCTTAGGAATACACAGCCTTGGAACTAATCTCGCTCCGGGTGCCTTGCTGGTAGATGGCGGAGAGGTTGATTGTAGTACCATTGGAATAAAGGCTGCTGTTTTGTCGGAAGCGCTTACAGGCGGTATCTACTTTGTGACTATAGCAAGTGAGGCCGCAATTACCGTTCGTTCCATTTCAATTTACGCTCTTACTCTGCCTGGTTGGTTTAGAAGTACCAATTTCAGTTTGATTGATATAGGCTGGTATAAAACTCATGCTTATGGTGCTTTACCTGACCCATTTGGGACTCCAACTGGTCCATGGTATTCGGGCGGCCAACCTCCGCTTACTCCCTTGCGGCTACTCAGTTTGGATTAAGGAGATCAAGATGCCAAAAACAAGATATATAGAAACATATCATTATCCAGCGAACCTACCTGCTAGTGAAAAAACAGTAGCTAATGCCAAGGCTAACGGTTGGATTGAGAGAGTAGCTTATCAGGTGTCCGATGAAGAACTAGAAAGGGAGGCTAAGGTTCTAGCAGAGCAGGAGACTTTGGTAGAGTTGGCGGCCGAGAAGAAGACTAAAATACTAAAGCGATTAAAAGAGGGGAAATAAATGCCGTCATTTCCGTTCACTTGGCCTGTTTATTGGTGGGGGTATCCTAACCTTAAATTCATTACTGTCGAGATTGGCTTCGCCAGCGACCCGTATGACTATCCCCAAATCTATAGCGATGTCAGCTCAGATGTAATAGCCATAGCCACCAGGCGGGGTAGACAGCATCAACTAGACAGATTTGAGGCAGGCACCGCGTCAGTATTATTGAATAATGCAGACGGTAATTACTGGCCTGATAATGCAGCGGGCGCTTACTTCCCAGAAGTCAAGCTCGGCAAGCGGATAATCTTCAGAGCTATTTATGATGGCGTTAGATACGACTTATATACTGGTTTTATTAGAAAGTACAAACCAAGCTGGTTATCTGATAAGGGATTGCTTCACCCGGTAATGACACTTGAATTAGCAGATTTACAGCGTAACCTAGCCCGGACAAAGGTAACGGATGCCGGAGGTTATGCCGAAGAAGCCAGTGGAACCAGAATCGGCAACGTTTTGGATGATGCTGACTGGAACGCCACTGAACGAGATATTGATACCGGC